GGCAGAGGTTTGGGTCTGGGTTTCTTTTGCAGATACGGCAAGGGCATACTTATCTTCTGCTTCTTCAATTAAGGATATGAATTCATCCTTGTAGCCAAGGTCGTCAATGCTATCGTTAAGGTCTTGTATTTCTTGGGCTGCTACTGTGAGTGGATCATCAGAGTGTGCACCTTCTGGGGAGATAATAAGCCAGCCGAATGCTAAAAGTGTGGCTGCTGCTATTCGTATTAGTTTTTTGATTCTCTTTCCCCCTTGCAGACTGATGTCTGATAGGGTTATTATATCATTTTATTCCACAAAAAAGGGGCTACCGTAATTGGTAACCCCTTAAATGTTGGACTAATTACTTGACGTAAGTAACCTTAGCCTTTGGATTCTTTGCATTCCACTTCTTTGCAAGTGAATTGAAAGCATCCTTAATTGACTTAAGTGCAGCAGCATTATCTGCTGTTAACTTAGCGATAGTTGCATCCTTAGCAAGGACAACTGCATCTGAAGCAGTCTTTGCATCAGCAAGTGCCTTAGCAGAAGCAGCCTTCTCTGCAGCAAGTGCAGTTGCAGAAGCAGTCTTCTCTGCTGCAAGAGCAGCATCTGAAGCAGCCTTAGCAGCAACAGCATCTGAAGCAGCCTTTACGACTGCAGCATCTGAAATTGCCTTAGCAGCAAGTGCTGCATCCTTAGCAGCAGTCTGTGCTGCAAGTTCTGAAACTAGATCACGAACTGTAATTTCTGCAAACGGTGCTAGTGCACGAGCAGGAAGACCAACTACATCAGCAGTTGTTGCATCTCCAGCAGTTGTAGGTGAGAATGTGATTAGTGATCGTGTTCCAGTTGCTGGAAGTGTTGCAACAAACTTTGCAACTCCAAAATCTGAAAGTGTAGCACCAGTTGTTACTGTTGCTGTATCCATAACTGCTGTTGAAGCAAACACTGTTGCAGTGATTGACTTAGCAGATACCTTGTTGCCAAATGTATCTGTTGCAGTTACTGAGATGTCTTGCTTTGTACCAGCAGCACCAGCAGAAGGAGCAGATACTGTAAGAGTATTAATCTTACCAGCAGTTCCCTGTACGTAGTATGTAAGTGTTGTACCCTGATTTGTGATTACAACTGTACCAATTGCTGTTGTCTTTGTGTAGACATAAAATGTTGCTGTTGTTCCTGTACCAGTTGCAATTGTCAAAGATGATGATCCTGATGTTGCTCCTACTGGTGCAGCAGTTGTGTGTAGTGCAGACACGATTGTTGCATTTGTTGCTACGACTGAAACGCTTGTTCCAACATCAACTGTTGCAATAAACTTTAGTGCGTCAGCAGCATCTACTGAGTTGTCTGCAGGGACTGGCAATGATGCAGGCGTTGCGATTGCTGAGTTTGTAGTGTTTGCTACAGTGTCAAGCGATACAGCGACTGTCATTACAGCAGCATTTGCAGGTGCTACTGCTACCATGCCCAAAGTCATGGCTGCAACCACGGCTAGTGCGATTTTCTTTAATGAATTCATTACTTATTTCTCCTTGTTTATAGTGTTTTTAGTCCATCCAAATAATCTTCGATGTCTTTTATTTGGCTAGGTTTATATTGTATCACATTGCGACTCTCCAAGTCAAATTGCTCCTCTGGAGTCTTTGGTCTGTCTTTAAAGGTGTGAACCTCTACTTCAGTGTCTATATTTTTTGAGGTATGTGATATTGCCCCAAATATTGCTCCACACACAGCATCAGCCAAGTCCTTTGACTTTTTGCGGGGGTGGTCAACTCTGTCATTTTTCATGATCTTTAACTGGGTTAGTTCTTCAAATAATAAATCAATTGCAGGCATAGCAAGTCTTTCCTCGTATACAAGCATAGCCATATCTTCATAGTGCTTTTTAGCAACAGAAACAGTATCAGTCTTCATTCCAACCTGCTTTAATTCATTTTGAATATCAAATGATTGCCAACGGTCAAATGAAACCATGCCAATATCAAACCCTATTCTTCTAAGGTTCTGAATCCATTGCTTAACTTCTGAAAGATTAACTGGGCCTTCTACCTTTGGTTCCCACCATGCCACTGCATCTACTATTACAATTGGTGCTACCTGTTCGTAGTTATTAATGACTTGTATGTTTACCCATTTTTCTACATGTGCAATAGCAACTGCACACTTATCGTGTTTCTGGGCAAGGTCAGCATGCACATAATACTTTTTAGTTGGATCTGGTTTAAAGGCTTCGTCAAACCTTCTAAAGTTATCCACAGGATTTCTAAGTGTCATACAGGCTTTTACTTTTTCTTGTTGCTTAAAGAATGCATCTGATGCAAAGGTTGGTACGCATGTAAAGCGCATCATTGCATCTCCAAGGTCAGTCATAAAAGCAATCTTAAAATCATCAATCTCTCTTGTTGGGTTTACTTCCCATGTAGGTCTTTTTAGTGCGAATACTCCAGGGTATTTGTATGAGATGATATGATCTTCATCCCAGGAAATTTCAAACTTATTGTTTGGGTCTGTATCAGGAAGTAATGGATTAATGATAAACTCGTGTGTTCTTTCAACTACTTCTTTCTCAGCAACAACTGCATCGTACTTCTCTGAGATGTAGTCTCCTGGATATCTTGGGAATGAAAGCAAAACAACTTTGCCAAGGTCTGGGAAGCGAGAGTCAACTGATCCACGGAAAGCCTTGTAGATATTCTCAGCAGTCTTACCTTGTTCATTACCTGTTCCAACTTCAGATGCAAAACCAGAGATCTCATCAAGCACTGCAAGAAGAAGGTTTAGTCCCTCATGCGATTCTCTTTCTGAGTGACCAGAGTAAACAGTTATAGACTTATCAAACTCAACTGAGTCTGCTTTTGCATAGTACTTTCCAGCAAACCATGGGGATCTTTCAATCTTTGATTTAAAACCTTTAAAGAAAACATTCTTAGCCTGCTGTGCGTTAATCGCAACGTTAATTAAATCAATAGCATCTCCTGCTGGCTTACCGAAGTATTTTGCTGGGTCTTTTAAACACAATAGTTTATATACAATATATGCACACGCTACGGTTGATACGAAGTCTTTGCCAGATCCCTTGCCAAGTTGCAGGATAATTTCATTCTTAGTATATTTTTCAAAGTATCTTGTGCCTTCTTCTTCTCCCATTATATCAATGAGATCTTCTTTGCGATATATCTGACTCATTGCTTCAACAATGTCGTACTGTATATCAGACAGTCCAGGCTGACCTAGGTAGGCTTCACCCTCAACAAATGTCTTTGCGTTTACTGGTGTCTCTTGAAAATGATTATCTTTGAGTACTTCAAGAAAATCATTGAACGTCGTGGACAACTGTAATCACCTCGTTGTCTTTTGCAAATGAAGAAAGTCTACGCATAATCTCATCACGAACCTGTGGATACTCAGATGCAATGTCTTTTAATATTAAAACAAGAACTTCTTGTCGTCTTTCAATCTCCATCATTTCTTCTGCAAGTTCTTTGTTCTCAAGCAGACCAGCCTTTTGTAGCATATCAATACGCCTAGACTCAATATCCATGACAAGTTTAATTGCAGCAGTCTTTGCGCTAAGATTGTTTGTCATTGATGCTTCATCAATAACTTCGTATGTGCGAGAAACTAATTTGCTATAGTGTGTGTCTGCAGCAGCAAGTGCTTCTTTGGCACGAGCACGGATAGCATCATTGGCAGATGCCATGACTTTCCACTCATTGATAAGTGTTACTACTCTTTGTCTTGGTATTGAGAGTTGCTTTGAGATTACTGTTGGGTCATTACCCTTAAGGTATTCTTCTACTACCTGATTTACTTGATCAAGGTGCTTAACTAGATCATCTTCAGTTGACATATTTTCCCTCTAGTCTATTTATTTCATCCTTGATATAAAAGATTGCCTTCTCTAAATCCTGTATAGTCTTTGCTTCATCTTTAAGTCCTGCTCTCCACAGATACTTAAAGGCATTACCAATGTTAAAATTACGATGACGAGTTATCTCAATGCACTCAATGCCAGATGGGTCTGATGTGTAGTGTAAGGGATTATTAACTTGATCAACTGTTATGTTTAGATTGTCACTCATAGGATTCCTCTTCATCAAGTTCCCAATCAAATGATTCTGGAATTCCTTTTAGCGCAGCAAAGGCAAAAGCAAAACCAACAGCGCCTGTGACAGCAAGTGCTACCAACGCTTTTTCAACTCTATTCATCGTTTCGACCTCCTTAATCCAAACTTAGCAAGGTATACGTAAATAGTCTCTAGACTAACTCCGCACTCCTTTGCAATCTCTTCTGGAGTCTTCTTATCCATAAGATATCTCTTACGCATAAAAGCCTCACTTGTATATAGTTTAGCAGCCATAGTGCTATTTGTCAACTCCAATTGCTTTCCCCCAGTTTTTTAGAGCCCAGTGCCCAATACCACAAGCATCTGCTACATCGTTATCAGTAATAGTTCTATCATAGATTGTATTAATAAACTTTATAGTTCTTTCTTTACGAAGGTTTCTTTCATAGGTTTTGTACCAGGAAACAGACTTTCCAGGATTCTGTGAGCGAATATAGAATTGCTCATCTTTAGATATTTTTTTATTCCCTATATAGTTCTGCCAAGTGATTGGGGAAACCTTTCCAATAATTTTTGTTCCAGTCTGACCTGCAGAACCAAGTATAGCCCCCTGGACTAAAGCAAGGTCTGCAGCAGTTTTAGGACTATTCATGAACACCGTGTGCTCAATAATTATTGCTTCAAATCCACCGTATATATCAAAAAAGGCTTTTACTTTTTTGCCAGCATCCATAACCTTTTGATATACATCCTCGCCCTCAAAATTAATTTTCCCTACAGACTCAAGATCATCTCCAGAAAATAATGCAAAGGCAAGACTGTTTGTACTAGCGTCAATAGCGCAAATTTTATGTGGCTTTACTTCTAGACCCCATTTATTTTTTACCATTTAGTTTTCCTTTTATTTCTTTAATTGCTTTGTTTACTGCATCTGGATTTACTGCACAAGAAGAACATATGGCGTCGTCATTGTATATTGATAGAGGTGTTGAGCAAGACTTGCAGAGCCTTGTCTTCCCTCTTCTTTTTTGTCTTTTTGAGTGTAGATATCTTTCAGCAATTTTTTCTTTTGTTGCTAAATCTCTACACTCTGTAGAACAGTATATTTGATAAGATACTGCTTGCTCAAATTGACTATCGCACCATTTACAGTTCTTCACCGAGAATCTCCAAGGGTGCTATTTTTAACACGCCTGGTCCTGCAGACTCACATGCTTTTTTAATTGGGCATGACTTGCATATCTTGGAGTTTGATCTGTAGTTTTTGTTTGGCAGGGTTCTGTCTTCCCATGTCTTTCTAACTAGTCTCATCCAATCAAATGCCTGGTCTACCCACCGACGGTAATGATCGTTTACATCTACAGGTATCAAAAGAAGTTCATGATTATTTTTATTTTCATAAATCATGACACCTGTTGGTTTCTTTAAGATCTTCATATAGATAAGTAACTGCATTAGGTGACCAGTTTTGGCCTTGCCTGATGCCTTTCTATATTCGAACCCTTCGTTCATCATTGTTTTAATTTCACCAATGAGTTCTTGGCCTTGCCAATCAAACATAACATCTCCATATCCAAAGATAGGAGGGTCTTGATTTATAATCTTAAACTCTGTAGTGGCTTCGTTATTCTCATCACGATAAACTTTTACCATCCCAGCGTTTAACATTGCATTTTGAATTCGTGCATGTGACAGAGTTCCAGCACTCATATTGGCTGATGCATATGCGTCTGCATTATCTTCAAACATCTGGCCATCAAAAGCAAGGTACCAATATCTAGCACACTCACCGTGACCATAAGCAATAGTTGATGGAGCAAAAGTTTTCTTTGTTGTGTGTTTATCTACACGAGTAATCGTATATCCTTCTTTAATTTTTGCTTCAAGCCCCGCTATATCTATGGGGTGAATTGGTTTTTCTTCTGGCTTTATCATTACAGTATGCAGCAAATTCTTTGTCATTATTTCTCGTTTCTATTAGTTATAAGTATAGCAGATTAGCGTGTTATGTATTTTAGTGCGGACACCAAGTTATTTAACGACTCTGCTGCCGTATAATAAAGATTCTTCTTTCCTCGATCTGACTTGTCAACATTGGCCATCCATGTTGCCTTAAATGCCATTTTTGCTGCAATTGCTTGAAGCCTTACAATTTCTATATGTGCCACATTTAAAGGAATGTCTGGCTTAATGATTATCTTAGCAATAAATGTAAGAGCCGTAGTTAATTCTTCATCTTCCATGTAGTCTGCAATTTCTGCAAGACCATTTACCATGTCTATTGTTGTGCCTTCGTTTTGCATTTATTATCCTTTGCTAATAATTTTAAAGTTTGTGAATGCATCTTCTTTTTCAAAAAACTCTTTATTGTATTGTGCAAATACTGGATCTGCTTGCCACTTTGCCAATCTTTCTTTTCTTTTTTCTGGATCACGAGAAACATTGTTTAGTTCTTCAAAATCTTTTCTTGTTGCAAAATGCATTGTCAAAACTTCTGTCTTGTCTCCTTCTTTAAACCAGACAGGCTCTCTCCAGTGTGCCTGACCAGCACCCCAGAACAGAAGAAGATCCCCATACTGAAGATTAAAACTTTCATTCTCAATTACTATGGGCCAATCAATATTGCTATCTAATTGATAGTCCATGGTCAATTTTGTAAAATAATTATCTGAATCGTAGTGTACTGGTAATTTTGGATTTTTTGAACCATCGTGTTCTTTCGTATAACTTAAATAACTGTTGTGAGACATAAATACTTCTTCTCCAACCAGATTCGATGCAAAAGATTCAAGTTTGAACTGTATGCTTGGTGGATACATAAGTTCTATTTGCATTCTAGATAACTCTGGCAGAATAAGTGGAGCATGGAATGCTGATAAATCTTTAGCATTTTTTTGGTATTTTACTATTGCAAGTATTACCTCTAGTTCTTCTTCTGTGAAGAAGCCTTTTATGATGTGTGGCTTTATTTCGTTTTTCGGTGCGTGTCCTGTGTCCATAATACTATTATACACCATCCTCTGAAAGTTGTTCTAAAATACTCATCTCAATTATGGCAAGTCTAACCTTAGAATTACCCTCGCCAATAACTACAACAATTGCTGGATCTTTTCCGTTCTTCATAGCATCGGTTGTGGCTTTTGCCCAAACCTCTTTATTTAAAGTAAAGGACTTACCAACCTCTTTAAAGTCTACAACAAAATTTTTCCATGATGCATCTCCCTTTTGAGTATTACGCCCAGAGTTCTTGTGCTGCTTAGCACCTATTCTTTTGGACTCACTCTTCTCTGTCATTGCCCTTGTATTTCTGCTTGCCAAACTTAACTGTACTAAGATGCTTATTTGGACACATCCATGTTGCAGTTTTTGTTTCTGGGTATAGCCTTAGAGATCTAACCTCACTCTTACATTCATGACAAATAAACTTTCCATGGTAGACAGTAAAGTTAGCCATTTAGTTTTGCCTTGATTGATTCTTGCAAGTCAAGATCCTCTCTTACACGATTAACAAATGCCTCTTTACCCTGGACCTTTGAGCCATCAGGAAGTATATACCAAGCGCCTGTACGTTCTACAATGCCATTTAGTTCAGCAGTAGTAACAAGATCACCGATGGTGTCAAGACCAATATCGTCACCTCTAAAATAAAAATCATACTCGCCAGATTGAAACCCTGGGGAGGTTTTTGAGAACTGTAGTTCCCATTTAATAGTTCTACCAATTTTTTCTTCAATTAATTTATCTCCTACCTTGATTTTGCCCTTAATTGCTTGATTGTCTGACTCTGAAGAAAAGAGTTTAACAATACATGAGGAATAAAACTTAGTAGCCTGACCACCAGAAGGCTGCTGGCTAGTATACATAGCATTAATATTGTTACGAGACTGAGAAATAAGAACAAGCAGAGTTGGCTTAACTTTATTGTTTGCATAGTTAAGCATTTTCCATGCGTTACTAAAGTCACGGGATTCTGCTCCAATCTGCTTTGTATTTTCTAATGCCTTCATCTCATCTGTATCTTTTTCAAAATAGATTGCTGGAAGCATTGATGTAATAGAGTCTACCACAATTAGGTCAACTCCTGCATTCATTAGTCCTACTCCAACATCAACCATGTCACTAATAGTTCTTGCTTGTGAATAGATTAATTTTTCTGGATCTACCCCAAGTTGTCTAGCCCAGTCTTCAGAATATGACATTTCAGAGTCAATCCATGCACACAACTTTCCTTCTGCTTGTGCTAGAGCAATCATCTGAAGGCATACGGAGGACTTTGCAGAGGACTTTGAGCCCCATATGAGCACTTGTCTACCGTATGGAAGACCGCCTCCCAGGGCACGGTTTAAACCAAAACTGGGCGTAGGCTGATATTCATAACTAACCCCAACCCCGCTTCCAAGTCGTTTCCTTAACTTGGGATCAAGTTGTGCTAATGCTTCTTCAATACTAACTGACATGTACATCCTCCAATGTTACTGTTCCGTCTTTTGTCTTTCCAAAATCAAACTTATATGACTTTCCTTCTTCTAGCGTCATATAGGCTTTTGCAAAACTTGTGGGGAATACCGTAACAGAATGAAGATGTCTACTAGTATCTGCTAGCGTTAGTGATGCCATCTTCTTTCCAGCCTTAGTAACCCTTGGCTTAAAAGAAACAACAAGCATCTCTTCATCTTTGTATGGTAATTGTTTGTACCCTAAAAACTTAATCAGACCAGTCGTAGATCCTTTTATGGAGTCGACAGGCACAGCAGAAAGAATCCGATTATCATTAGCAAGAATGATATACGATAAGCCTGCTTCAATAGTTGTTTGTTCGTCATCAAAAATACCTACACTTCCCGTTTTATCTAGTACTTCAACTCTGGACCAGCCAGCGCCTCTCTTAATTGACTTAACCATTCCCATTAAAATGTAAGATCCCTTTTCCTCAAAATCTTCTATGTCTTTTATAAAGGCATGATAGTGTGCTGGAACTGAGATATTAAACTCTGGTAAATTTAAATAGTCGTATAAGTTTTCTTTAATTTCTTGTTCATCTCTCGGATTATCCCTGAATGTTGCTGCACCAATAATTCGTAGTGCTTGAAGAGCACGAGAGTTAACTCCATTTCCCTTAGTAAACGTAAACTCCTCAAGTTGAGCATACGAATCGAAAGGTCGTGCTGCAATGTACTTTTCAGCAATTTTATCGGAAATATATTTAATGCCAGATAGACCAAAGCGAATACCTTTACCCTCAATCTTAAAATCAATATCTGAGTCATTGATGTGAGGAAGTTTAACGCTAATGCCCATTCTCTTTGCTTCAATAAGATATTCAGTTCTTGCATCTTTGTCCTTTTCATTTTTTAGTAGTGAATACATAAACTCTAACGGATAGTGATACTTTAACCACGCCGTCCAATACGAGAGCGTAGAGTAAGCAACCGCATGAGACTTGTTGAACGAGTATCCTGCGTGTGCTTCAAAGTCATGCCAAAGATCTTTTGCTTGGTTAGGTGAAATGTAAGCAGACGCACCAGATACAAACTTATCCTGAAAAACATCAAACTCTTTAGCATCTTTTTTCTTTCCAATGATCTTTCTAACTTTATCTGCTTCCGACATGGACATACCGCCAAGCGATACGCATGCTTGCATAACTTGTTCCTGGTAAAGAATACAGCCATATGTGTCCTCCGTAAATTCCTTTAATACTTGGTGTGTGTAAGATATATTTTGACGACCATGCTTACGATCAATATAGTCTTTACCAATAGTATTCATTGCACCTGGTCTTACCAGAGCATTTGATGCTGCAAGTTCGTTTAGGTTCTTAACGCCCATCTTAACAAGAAGGTTTGTGTATGGTGCTGCTTCACATTGGAATACACCCTTGGTGTAACCATCAGATAGCATTTCATATACACGAAGATCATCCATAGGAATATCCAGTGGATCAATTAATTTACCATCTCGCTCTTTAATAATCTCTAGTGCATCTTTAAGTACACTTAAAGTTTTAAGTCCAAGTGCGTCGATCTTGATGAGACCAATCTTTTCAGCCTCTTCCATATCAACTGCGACAACAGGAATACGCTCATCGCTACCAGTAGAAGAACGTGTCTCCATTGGTGCGTACCTAAAAATAGGATCTTTACTAGTGACAACACCAGCAGCGTGAATGCCAGTACCCCTAATGCGACCACGAAGTTGTTCTCCATATATTTCTACCTCTGGATATTTCTCACGGAATTCCCGTGTTGTTTTTGATGTACAATATTCATCCCAAGTATCTACAAGTTTTAAAACCTTGTTTACATCTGTTAGCGGAATATTCAATACACGAGCAACATCTCTTACAACACCTTTATCTTTAAATGATAAGAATGTAGCAATAGATGCAACGTGTCTGTATTGTCTAACAAGATAATCTTTTACTTCTTCACGGCGTGAATCTTGAATGTCTGTATCGATATCTGGAAAGTCATTTCGTTCTGGATTAATAAAACGAAAGAAAAGTAGTTTATGTTTTATTGGATCAATGTCTGTGATTCTAAGTACGTAGCATAGCAATGAACCAGCAGCAGATCCACGACCTGGACCAACCATGATTCCTTCCTTCTTTGCCCAAACAATCATGTTACGAACAACCAAAAAGTATGGACCAAACTTTTTATCTTTAATGACCTTGAGTTCTTCATCAAGTCTATCTAGATATTCTTGATCCCCCTCATGTCCACGTTCTTTTAATCCTGCAAGTGCTAACTCTTTAAGTTCTTTATCTGGGTTCTTATATTGAACTGGAAGTAAGTCTAATCCTTCTTGAATTCCATATTCCCCAACCTTGTCTGCAATCTTAAGTGTATTTGCATAAATATCTGGTCTATCAATACCTTGGGCTTCCATAGCAGACTTCATCTCTTCATAAGAAAGAAGGTGAATATCAAACTTATTAAATGTGATCTGTCTGTCTTCTCCATACAAATAATCTAAGCGCTTCATCATGTCTGGTTGCTTTTTTGACTTTTCAAACGTATGCTCTTTGTCAATCTTGACATGTGTATTTAAAAGAAGTTTAAACTCTTGAACCTCTTTTTGATCTGTTGAACTATGGTGGCAGTCTGGTGTTACAACAACCTCTACTCCAAATTCATCTGCCAAAGCAATTAGTTGTTTGTTTATTTCTTCAGGGTTGTGTGGCATTACCTCAATGTAGTAATCATCATTGAATACTCGCTTAAACCATTCAATATGCTTTTTTGCAATTGCGAACTCGTTGTTCTCTAGTGCTTTTACAAGCACACTACTTGGACAAGCAGAAGTTACTATGATTCCCTCTGAGTATTTTTCCAATACCTCAAAGTCAAACCTTGGCTTTTTAAAGAAGCCTTCTGTCCAAGAAATTTCACTAATTTTATTAAGATTTTCTAAACCAATTTGGTTCTTGGCGAGAAGGACTATATGGTTGTAGATTAAATCTAGATCTCCGTCTCTTTCAGACTTATCTCTAGTATCAAATCTATCTTGACACATATAGCCTTCTACACCAAGTATAGGCTTAATACCCTTTGCTTTTGCAATACGGTGCAGTTCCCTATGCCCAGATAAAGTACCGTGGTCAGTGATGGCAATTGCTGGCATCCCTAACTCAACTGCACGGTCAATGTATTCTTCTGGAGTAGCAATCCCGTCAAATAACGAGTAGTGGGTGTGTACGTGTAAGCCTACGTAAGACATCTATTACCAGTCGATGTTTGTACTAGTAACAGAAGGTGAATCAAACCCAAAGAAGAATGCTTCTTGCTCTGGATATGGAACCTCACGAACAACCTTTTCTAGGTTGAAAAATTCAAAGCCATCCCATGCAAATGGTTCTGCATCTGGCTTTGATGGTAGAAGTGTGTAATTAGTTTCAGTTCCCTGACCATTACGCTTTAACTTCCACTCAAGATTTGAAACGCTTCCTGTATCAAGAGCGTATTCACGAATGTTATTAAATGCTGATTGCTTTGAAATGCCTTGAGACCATACAGCAATGTATGGATCTTCTGTGCCATCATTAATCAACACGTTGCAGTAAAAGCGAAGACGTGCACGCCATCCTGACTTTGGTTCCTTCTTTGCCATTTCGCAACCGAAGCAACGGCCTTCTGAGTCTACTGTGCAAGCAGCCTTGCGCTTGTAGTCCTTTGGGTTTGTATGCTCTGCAACTACAACAGAAAGACCACGGGCCTCTGAATAGTTTGCTGAGTCTTGGTCTAGTTCTTCTACAAATCGAATCTTTGCAGATTGTGCATCCGCCAGTTTAACCCAGCGAACTTTCTGTCCTGTTCCTTCATATTTTGGTTTTTCGAGCAGGGCGTTGATATCTTTTAATCCCTTAATTACGCTCATAGTGTTCTCCTTTGTGTTGTGTATATACTAGTTTAGCATAGACATGATAGATTTGTCAAACTGGAAGTCCAACTTCTTTATTTCCTCATCAGTCATATCGCCTATGTCTTTATATTGTTTATCTAATTTAATAACAGAAACACGAGAACCAAGTTTTTCAAGTATCTTGCTTTTCATGTTTCCTCCTGCCTCATCGTTATCTGCAATAACAATAATGTTATTGAAATACTTTTGAAGCAATTCTATTTGTATGTTTGATACGTTTGATCCAAGTGTAGCAACGGCTGGAAAACCTATCTGATCAAGTCTGATGGCATCAAAGGATGACTCAACAACATATACTCGGTCTGCAGTCTTTACTCTGTTAAGGTTAAATAATGTTTTTGATTTTGGTAGACCAGGAGTATTCTTAAATTCTTTTCCTTCAACTGATCGACCAACAAATCCAACAGGCATGCCATCTGGACTATGAACTGGAACGGTAACCATGTCCTGCTTATCTGAGTAACCTAATGAAAACTTTGACCATGAAGTTGCTTCAAGTTTTCTGTATCTAAAATAATCTTTTGCTCTTTCAGACATAAGCAAATTATTATATAACCTCTTAAGAATTAATTCATCAAACGCAACAAAGTCTGGCTTTTTGTATAGTTGTTTGTTTACTTCTTGCTCTAAGTTTCCTTCTTGCTCTTTATTCTTAATAAATCTAACAGACTCAAAATAGGTTCTTCCAGAAACATGCATAACCAATTCTACTAGATCTGCAATCTTGTGACATGAGAAACAAAAAAATGTTCCATTGTTCTTGTCTACTTCTCCTGCTGGGGTTCTGTTGTTTGCATGGAACGGACAGAAAATAATATAATCAGAATCTACTTCTGATTCAACGTCTAGACCTGCTCCTGTGATAACTCTTTGGATTTGGTCTTTGGTATAACTATTGCCTTGTTTACGTCTATTCCTGCTATCCATTCGCTTTTCCTTTTCCCTGCGTATACTCCGTGTATTGATAATTCAAAATTAAAAGATTTCTTATTCTCATTGTAGTCTATCGTAAAAACTGGCTCAATGTCAAATCTAGGGACATAGCCAGATAGTCGCATCTCAGATACGACAAGTCTAATGTACTCCCCTTTAAGCCTACCAATAGCAGAGTCATCGTGGATTACGCCATCCAGACTAAACTTTTTAATTGGCTTGTGATGATAATTTGCCATACATTAATTATACCCATATGTTTACTTATCCTCAAAGTCTTTGTATCTGTAGTATCCCTTGTCAAAATCGCATTGAACTAGGAAGTCTCCCATGTATCCATTACGGTTTTTACGGAAAGCACACTCAATGATATCACTATTCGTTGCTCGACCAAGTGCTAGAACCCAGTCAGCATCGTAGGCAATCTGTCTTGACCAAGCAGTTTGTCCAAGAGTTGGCACACTGGATAGGTCATTCACGTCATCTGGAGTTGCAGACGAAATAGCAATAATGGGAACTTCTTCACCAATAGCCATAAGTTTAAGTTCTCTTGAAAGGTTCTTCATTCGTACCGTTTCATTATCTGCTTTTTGATTTGGGCTCATTAACTGCAAATAGTCAACAATTACAAAGTCTGGCTTGTACTGGTCAATCTTTCCACGTAGAACCGAAGGAGTAATTTCTCCACCCTGATCATTTGAAATAATGTGAAACTCTGGCTTACCAGCAAGATTCTTTGCATGCCAAGACTTTAGCATATCCATTTCAATCTCACCATTAGAAATTTTTCTATGAGACCAAAGGCCTTCACCCATAATTGTAAATACACGATTGCGAACTTCTGTCTCAGACATTTCTAAAGAAATAATCATTGGTGACTTGCCCTGCTTCCATGCCTGCACTGCAAAATAAAGTGCAAGCCATGACTTACCAATTCCTGGGTATGCTAGGAATACACCCAGTTGCCCTGGCATAATTCCAGCAGGCAGATAATTATCAAATCCTGGAAGCCCAGTCTTAATACCAGATATACCAAGAGCCTTTTGCTCTTTAACGTTTTCAAAATACGCAATAGCAGACTCTAGATCCGTAACATCAATGTCACGTATTGCAGAAGTATTTTTCTTTAACTCTGAAGTTTTTGTAATTAGATTATCTAAGGCCTCATTGCCATTACCAGACTGCACATCTGATGCAGCAGTTCTAATTATATCTTTTAGGCTGTCATTCAGGTATTCAGTTTGAAGTTCCTCTAGATGATGCTTTGTTGCTCCAATACCCTGAATTGGCTGGAAGTCTCTAAATTTGTCTACCACAAGATCTAGTGGAGGCGCAGAACTATTGTGCTCAAAGTAGTTGCGAATAAATGTCCAAATATCGTTGTGTGTTCTAAGAAGGTTGTCTACATTTGCTTGAAGAAGAACATGGATCTGTTTGTCAGTTAATACGGCTGTAATTAACTTTGCCTCTGTATTATTCACTTAGCCACTCCTTAGCCATTCGTCTACGCTCTATTCTTTCTTTTTCATCTTTTTGTTTGTCTAGTCTTGCTTGAAGTATTTTTTCTGCATTGTACGCAAAGTAGTTCCAAGAAGGAGACTGAGAAACACCAAAGTAATACTCAAGTAAATCATAACACACTCCAATGCCATAGGACTCTATAAGGGCGTCTGATGCCCACTGCTCTACGTTTAAGTTAAGTGATGGCTTTTGCTCATACCGTGTAGTATGAAACTTGCTGTAGCGTGATAGCAAAGCCATTCGGTCTTTGCGTTCAGCCATTACTCGTTAATTTCAGACTTTGCTTCGTTAATCTTTTCAGTTAACTTATCTTCTACAAACTTATACACACGCTCAAATGCTTCGTTTGTATTCTCGCCATCTCGCTTATTATCAATGATGCCAAGATCAAGTCTAAGTGACTGAAAATTGCCAAGGTTTAATGTGTACCCAAGTGTTACGGATACTTTTGTTGGTTCATTCGTTACTACATAATTGCTGTCTGACATTTTGTTTACCCCTCCCAAGGGATTAGTTAATAGATTCACTCCAGATAGGAATAAACCTACCATCTTCTGTTCTCGTATATGTAAGTATACCATCCCCCATTCGACGTGTCAACTCTTGTCTATTGGGTGTAATATCATTTGTAATTAAATTATCTTTTCTTGGTCTACCAATATGCATACTAGCAAGGATATCACGAATCTCTTTTACTTGCGACTCAGAATAATATGATCTTACTTGAAATCCTCTTGCCCCGCCCTTTTGAGATCCCGTTGGAAATGGAATGACTCCTCGTTTCATTAGTGATGGCATATATTTTTTATGCCTATTAACAAGTTCTGCAGTCTGTCCAACTGTATATGCTCTTTCTCTTTTACTTTTAAAATCACTAATTAAACAACTTTCAATTTGATCTTTTGTAATATTATAAACAGACATTATTCCGTTTGATTTATTGTAATGATGAATTCGAACTAGTTCACCATTTAAGAACCATACTTTTTTGTTGCCTGTAATTACAGGTGCGACATTGTACGCTTCGCTCTCAAGATTTCCTTTTGTAGTAGCCACTTGCCCTCCTGAGACTGCTCTGGTGGATTAAACATTTTTCTAAAACCACACATAATACAATAAATTTCTATAAAACTAGCCGAACTATATTGTCGATCAACAAACATTCGTCCTCTGCATCTGCTGCACTTTAGCATTAATTTGGCAATCCGATAGCAATAAGATTTACGCCAAGCGTTACATTTCCTCCAGTTTTAAACTTAACTATGCCATCTACTCTAGAGGCAGTTATAGTCTTTAGAACTACTGAAATATCTGATCCTGCTGCGGTTGCCCCTAAGTTAATCGGTGTTGCAGTTACTATAGGAGCAAACTTAAAACCACTATATGTAAGAGAAAATGGTAACTCTCCTCCTGCGCTTACAGGGCTGTTGTTTGCAACTTCTGCATACCCTCCGACCATACGCATTTCTGATGCGCCCATGTCTTTTTTACCAAAACTAATTGTATCTACTGTAACATATTTATTTGATGCAGAAGACATGCTTGTAGTCAAGGAGTTTACCGCATCAGCAATCTGATACAGGTAACTTACGTCAATTGGTTGGCCTCTATTAGGCAGTGGAATGTTTGGCATGGTTATTCTATTATACCATTAAATGGCCTGAGGACCAAGCGTATATGACTTTAAATAACTAATGCTTCTGTCTATTTTTAAACCTTTAAGGAAAATCTCAACAGTCACAAAGGTTGGAGGAGTTGAGGTCTCGACATTGTTAATAAAATAAGTACTTGGCTTAATTAAAGAAATAGATGTTCCTTGCACTCTTTGTTTGTATGCCCAGTCTCCAGAATCATTTTTATCCCACCTAACCCATACATCGTACTCAGATTCCGTTCCAAGGCTGTAGGTTGTTCCACTAACTACCTTGTTAATTTTAACTGGCTCCCAAGTAATTGAAGCAACACCACCACTAACAGATATGTTTTTGTTTCCAACAACATACGTGTAGTCAGTTGACAAAGATATCTGAGAAGACCAATGGGATGTTCTGTTCTTATCCTCTGAGATGATCCTGTATCTAAAGTTGTAACCTTCAGTTTTTGGATTAATTGCTGGTAAATCTTGTTTTTTAATTCTTATAACTTTTATATCTTTGTCTGCCATTACGACACATCCATTGCAAACCTAAACTCAATGTAGTTACTAGTGTTACCACTTTTTACAATTGGCAGCCCTGCAAGATTTCTAATAACAGAGTATCCAGTTAAGCCATAGAGAGCATTCTCTGATGTTGTATTTTCCAGCCTTAAGGCATCTAGCGCAACATAATAGTCATCATCAATAGCATTTGCTGAGGATGCTCCACTCTTAATCTCTGCATAAACTTTTACTGTGTCTACAGCCTTCCATGGAAATCCGCTTGTTGTTTTTAACTCTTCAATTGTTTTATTTATTACAAAATACCTATTAGTATTAAAATTATTTAAACTACCAACAGCATTGCTGTGATCTAGATTGATTTGCATTTTTGAAGTTTGTCCAGAAACAGTAGAAGATGAAAACTCAATAATAACCTTAACGTTCATGAAGTTTGGAACAGTCTCAACAGTTCCATCTTTTGAAACAATGCTAAACGCAAATCTTAACTGATCATCTAAAGAGTTTTTAGAAAGGTCTGCAGATGTTGATGATAATTGAATAAAATTACCAGTTGCTGTCCAAGTGCTAGATCCACTTGAAATAACAGAAGAGTTTCCTCTTAGCATAATCATATTATTTAAAAATCTAGATCTTTCGTGTCTTGACTCTCTAAGATCATAGGTAAAGACTTGGTTGTCTGCGTTGGTTTGAAATATATCTCTTGCTGTACCTGAGAAAGAATCTCTAATAATGTTTGGGAATGTTTCGCTATCGAGTCTTTCTGGTATGGCGACAACTGATGAAACTCCATTTATTTTCCAATTTTCATTAGTAGTAAATGCGTATAGGTTTTTGCTATCTGTTGATCCCGCTAAAGAGTTAGACTTTGCAGAAAAAATTCCAACCTCTGTAATTTCATATCTTTCTTCTGTTGGAAGTTCTCCAGTTAAAACAATTTTTGACACTCCGTCATCATCAATAAAACCACGAGACGAGATTGGAATTCTAAACATTTCAAAGTCTAAGGTCTTCTTGGCTGAATAGTCTGGAATGGCTCCGCTTACATATGGCTCTAGTGGCTTTGCTCCGCATCCAACAGCAATGTATGAGGCATAGGCTGGGGCTTGACCCAGCAAGTACTTGCCAATAATGTCTTTTCCTTTATTAGTAATCATCTTATTTCTCCTATGTTATATTGTATCACGTAGAATATCTCCAGAAACCATAATGCTAACTTCTACCTCTTCGTCATCTTGCATGTTTATAACCTCAATGATTAGATCCCCTGTGCTATTTTCAATATATACGTTTGATCCATTTATACCATTACCAACATTTGGGATCTTATCTGAAAACTTTATAAGGAAGTTATCAAAATATGACTGAGCAGTACCATATAAAGATAGAAGGTTTTGAGAGTTGTATCTTTGTGCAAGAGAGATCATGTTCTTGATTGGCTGGTAAATTAAATTTTCACCAAAGACTGTATCATTTCTGGAAATACTCAAGACCTCTTCGCCACCAATATCCTCAAAGACAAGGCGAGTCATCATGTACTCGCTTAGTTCTTCATCCTTTAGGTCAATTCTGTATTGTGGTGTTGAAGACTTTGCACTAGCAGTTGTCGTTGCCTGTGTGCCTGGTGTATTTGGCGTTGGGCTAGTCATTTGGAACCTCGCTTAGATATACAGTCATAGAAGGGCCCTGGCTGCTTCTAGAGTAGTTTACGTTATAGACCACATACTTTGTGTCTGTGCTTGAGATGATGTCCATACCAGACTCATCCTTATAATTGATATTTACTATATCTCCTAGTTGAATCATTGGATTAGAAAAAATGTCAACACCAACAGACTTTGTGGGTTTCATTATTTTATTTATGATCCACCCCATCATATTTTTAGCAGCATCTTGTGTTTGTACATATGGCAACTCTAATGAAAACTCTTTCTTGCCATAGGTTGATCTACTTAAGTTTATCTTATTATACTTCTCTAACTCTGTGTATGGAGAACTAACAAGATTATTATTTATAAACTTTGGATTTGAAAAACTTGATTTTTCTGTAAAGTAATCGTCAACTGTTAAAGAGTGTTGGGAGTCCTGTGTAAATGTTACTCCCTGAATTCTAAGATAGTTCCCAGTTGTTTCGTCAAGACTTAATGCTGAATCTGTTGCATTAAAGATTAAGAACTCTGCACCATATGGGTTTGCCTGGAATCCAGATATTGCATATCCTTTAATTTTATTAAATGTTGGAGAGATTTTTGCATATAGTGCAGGGTATGCCTTGTCATATTTAATATTAAAATATTCACACTCTCTCATGATTGTTCCAAACTCATCAAAGTACATAGAATATGAAGGTGGTTGGTTAGGACTTATGCCTGCTAGGTAGGTTGATTGAACTACTCCGCTCATGGCATATTTTCTAAAAGCCTCGTTTGCATTTATTTCTTGATTATCAAATACTTGATTAAAAGGAATATCAACTGCAAGGGTTGTGTTCTGGGAATAGTTGTCAGTAATAGCAAAGATATTTTCAAACATTAATTTGGATGATCCACGTGTAAATAAACACATATTGTTATAAATTGGCAGTGGGGCAGTATCTGTTACTGTTGCAACAATCTTATTATTAATATATAGATAAAAGTTTCTAATTGATCCAATATCCATATACTCTACAGCAATATCATATACGGTTGGGTTTTCTTCACCATTGACTCTATACTGACCTACAAGTGTTCCATCATCTACGATAACGCTACTTAGTCCTCCCCAAAGTTTTATAGGTACCGCCTTATCTGAGGCAGAGTCTTTTTGTATTTTATAAAAGAACAGGTTGTGGGTTTCAGATCCGTCTGTATATGCTGATATGTTTGTATCTGTTAGCGCAGCAATTTCAAAGTAATAGCCAGCATTTGTAGATGGATTTACCATTACTCCAAGACCTCCAGAGCCTCCACCAATACTAATGTTTTGTGAGGGATCTGTTCCAGGTATAACATAATAGGTCATGCTTCCTGAAGGAGTTTGTCCACGTACCTCATTGTTTTCAATTTTTCCAATAATCCTAAGCCTTGTGCCAAAGTGTTTAAACTTATTGCTAAGTGGTTTGTAGACATAACTAATATTCTCAATTGGTGTTTGTGTAGTTGTAAAGTTTGGACCAGTCATAACAAGTGCTGAAGATTGTACTGACCCAGATGTTGTGGATATCTTCTTAGAATCGTCATACTCAGAAATATAAGAATTTGTTAAAAAGTTTCTTATAACGCCAGTTCTTGTCATTTGTTTTGCAAGTTCATTGTTGACTCCTGCTGCTTCGTTGACCGTAGTTTTTGTATTTTCATTATTAGAAAATAAGTACTCTGAGTACATACTGCATCCACGAACATTGTCGTTGTTTGTCCAATAAGAATTTAAACCAGCAGTGTGAGTGGTTATTTTTGTTCCGAACTGCTCTCTTCCGTGCTTTTTAACTTCTCCAGATTTTAGTCTTGTTACGCCATTAACTATCTCATAGTCTGGCTCAGAGTATATGCGTATCAGGCCCGTTGGATAAATCTTTCCATTAAATGGCAAAGCAGAAAAGTAGTTTTGATATTCTTCAACACTAGAGATCCAGACGTTTCCTATTTTTGAAACATTAAACTGTGCAGCGTCATATTTAATGATTTCTCCATTGGCATAAAGGTATCCGTTGTAACGAGTAAGCCAATAAGCATTCTCACCAAGATCAATAATGTTATTTGTTAGAACATTGTTGACAACTTTTGGAATAAGATTTGACAGGTCAGAACTGAGTGGCATTGCAGAAAGCATATGCTTAGACATGTTGGCAACATTATCGTTTACAGATTTTGTATTTTCTGTTCCAGTAACTTCCCAAAGTAGATAGGGCTTGTATACCCAATTCTTATCTTGATCAAGCATCGTGGATTGCTTTATAGAGCCATAAGACCTTTGTATATATCTAGTAGTATAGTCAATCTTTCCATCATTATATACATTGTTATCAACAGAAGAAACGTTAATAATGTTTTCAAATACATCTGGGTCTTCCGCCTGAGATCCATACAAAGTTGAATCGATACCTCTTGATGTTCCTAGTGGAAGAGTGTACTCTTTGCTCATTACAATAAAGTTGTTATACTCATCAAAGAACATTGAACTTTGAAAGGACACAGCCAAAGCATTTAAAACTTCTGCAATTGTCTGTGTTGAACTGCAAAAGAAATACGGAATTACAATATCCTTTTGTCCAGTTAAAAATTTAAAAGAATAGTTACTAAAGCCAATTGAGTCTAGTAATGTGGATATGACAAAAGAAAGAGAGGCATCTGTTAGTAGCAAGTCTGGCGCAGACAGAGACTCAAAATGAAAATACATATCTCTTAGTTCTAAAGATATTGTTCTTGACTCTAGGTTTGTTTTTGGTATTGATTCGGAATATAGTGTCTTGATCGGTACATAAAACTCATACCCAGAATAATTATCAATTGCATCATAAAAAGAAAACTTAACATTTTTATTTAGATACTCTTTAATTATGCTGTCTGTATTATTTTCGTTAAACGCTAAGTCATAATCTGTAATCGTTATTGTTCCAGTAGAGGCTAGAAGTTGGCCTACTGGCAAGCCTGAGCCTCCTAAATCTGACGCAATTTTGTTGACTTCAAAATCAACAGTCTTGTCAGAAATGTCTGCAACTAGTCTTGGAGAAATTTCAATAAGATCAAAGCATGAGTCAAACTTATTCATTGTTTCTACAGCAACTCTTACTCCAGATATATAGTCAAACTCTTTATAGGAAACAGTTTGAGTTTGGGGATTTACATATGTTTTTGGACTAGTAAAATCAGTAACTAGGTTTGTGTTTTGTCCAATTACAGAACTAGCAATATGCCATCCATATTCTGGAGCAAAAGTTTCATATTGATTATTTATCCAGATATGAAAGGTTCCAAGATCTTCTTCTGTAGACTTTACTAAATAAGCAAAACCAGGAATAGGGCTATCTGGAAGTTGCTCAGTAGATATTAAGTCTCCAACATTAATGAATATATTAGAATACTTATCTGGAATAATTAATCCATAAGATAACTCTAAGTACCCATCTTCTTGAACAATTGCGGATCCGTCAGATCTTCTTGATGATTGGTTAAAGGATTGAACATCCGACCAGTTATTATTTCTAAGTACCTGTATCTTCCATTTTACTGGAGTTGTTTTATTTGAATCACCAAACAATGGGTCACTAAGTAATCCAGATCCTGTTGAAAATGGTCCAAGATCTTTTGTTCCAACATTTGTTTGCATTTTTACAACAATTCTATTTGCTGGAACCTCTTCTTTATATACAACAAAGGGGCATGCGTCGTCAATATAAAACTGACCATTTAATATATTTTTTGCAATTCCACGCTCAATATTGTTCTCTGTTCTAAAAGATGACCAATACTTAAACTTGTCTTTGTTATCAGACATATAGTATCTTGGTCTTTGTGCAAGAAACTGATTTGTATTATGTGTAAACCGATTAGCAAAATAAGATAATTTATTAATTCCAGATCTAGGTCTAAAATTATTAAAGCAATCCTCTAAAGAATATAACTGTGCGATCTTTTCTTTTTTAGACTGAAACACTTGTGGAGAGTTATTATCTTTATATCCACCATCAATAATAATATCGGCATCTGTTGCATCAGTATAAAACTTACCAGTGTCATTAATGTCATAGGACTGAGTTAGCCCCTTGTATACTGAAGTTGACTCTGTTGGGCGATACCTATAGTTTCCTACCGCAGAGATATTGCTAGATACGTTTAGGTTCCACTCCATCAAAACAATACCTCTTGATTTTAATGTTGAGAACTTTTCAATAAGGGTTTTTAGTTCACTGCTTTCAAACATTATGCTTCTTCCAATGACATAGAGACATTCCATAGATCATAATTGGTTTGGGATCTCTTTGAAATATTAAAAGAAAAGTCTGCTATAAAAACCTCAACAACTTCTTGGTATCTTTGTAAACTATTATATGCTGCATCTGTGGTACCAAATAGAGGGCGATTATCGTAAGCAATGTAAGCCCACATAGAGCCAACAGAGGTCTTGTACCATTCAAGCATCTCAGCGCCTCCTGCTCCACCATCAACTGTGTGGAAGACTACTCCATCTGCAGCCTTACCGTTTTCATCAAACATGGGATTTTCTGAGAATGCTCTTGAAGGAATGTTATCCCAAGATAGTGAAAATTTTCTTTTGTCTGCTATATGATAAGATCTCATTCTGCCATTAATTGTTCTTTCACGCTTTTCTAATCTTTCAATAGATACATCAATAGGCTGTCTATTATGGTCTGATAGAATCAAAAAGTCATTCTGTCTTACCTCGCTTGTATCAGAAATGTCTTGCCCGACCTCATATCCAATTGGATAAAAATAGGGGACTCCATTCTCATCCATAGTAAGTCTGCCAGGGTTATTTGACAACATAATAGCCTGTGGTCTTCCATACTTTTTACGTCCTTGTAGGTACTGTACTGTAGCCATTATAGTTTATTCCCCCGAATTCTTTGTGCGTCAATCTGCTTAATTTGTGAAATAACTGTTCTTGCTATATCATCTGGGCTAGCATCTGATTTTGCATTTACTGTTAGACTATAATTATACACTGAGTTGCTGTCCAAAGTCTTACTTCCAGAATTAATTGCACGAAGGTTTTCTACTCCATAATTTTGCACACCATACTTTGTTACAATAAATTCTCCTGGAGTTAGCATTGCAGGAATTATATCTGTTCCAACTGCCTTCATCCCGAAGCCACCACTTGCCAAATAACTTCCAACCATACCGCCCATAGCATATCTAGAATAACCAGTTCTTCTATCGTATTCTGCATCTGCTCCACCTGACATAAGGGCCTTAGTTGCTGCTGCCCTTGCTGCTGCAGCGTCAGCATCTGCTAAAGCCTTGGCTTTGGCTGCCTCTTGTGCTGCGTAGGCAATTGCTTGTCCTGTATATCTTGCAGTTGATAGAACTCCTGAAACTCCGCCGAGGGCTTCTGTTGCTGCTTTGTTACTAAGAAGAGATGTTGCCATGTTGTTTGCAATTGTCCCTGCAGTAATATCTGTTTTTGTACCATCTTTAATAGCCGTCATAAGTTTTGCAGATTCGTCATTAACGGCTTTGCTAGTTGTGTCAATATTTCCAGGATTTGCAGTTGATGAACTACTGGAACTACTAGAACTACTAGAACTTGAGGCCCCAGTTGATCCCATAATTACCTGATAGATTTCATGAATTTCTTTAATAGTAATAGATGTTCCATCTTTTTTAAAGTAGTCTGCCAACTTGTCATTAATTTCTTTCCATGTTTTATCAACAATGTCTGCAGTAGCAAGTGCTGCTGCTAGTTGTCCAGCCATTAATTTATCATTAGCAAGTTGAGCAGCGTCAACACGTAATTTCATGTCTTCCCACTCTAACTTAGTTTTTCCAAGAACGGTTAGATTTTGTTTTGCTGCCTCGAGTGCATCTTGATCAGCCTTTAATTTTGCTTGTGCATCTACAACGGCTTGTTGCAATGGGGCTAGTTCATCTTGCTTAGCCTTTAAAATTGCATTTGCAGCGTCTACCGCAGCCTGTGCAGTTTTAAGTTCATTCTGCTGAATAGAATATATCTTTTCAGAAATAATATACTGCTCTTCTTCAATCTGCAGACGAGTCTTTCCTTCATCATTTACAAGTCGTGAAATTTCTAATTCTCTTAATGATTCTATACCCTTTGACTGTTCTGCAAGTGCATCTGCTGCCTGCTGGTCCCTAAGTTCTTGCGCTGCTTGTGCTGCTGCTGAAATATCACCCTGTGTAAGAGCATCTGCAAGAGACATCTGCTTCTTTTGTTGATTAGCAATAACAGAGTTAATAGAAGAAATCTTATCAAGTGCAGCCTTTTGCTTATCATACTTATCATTAATTGACTGTGCAGCCTTATCCATCAACTTTAAGTCATGAGATAACTTTTCGTTTCTTGTGTTTTGTGCTTCAATTAACTTATTGGCAGCCTCAACACCCTTTTCAGCAAGATCTACATTCTTCTGCTGTACATCTATTTCTTTTTGTTTTGCTGTTACTAATGCTTCTGCGCTAACAATTTTTGCTTCATCTGCTGCAAAGATTGCACGATACTGCTTATCAAGCATTCTTTCTTGAATATCAAAGAGTTTCTGTGCTGCATCATATCCAGGCTGGAAGGCTGCAGACATATCTCCAGAATTAATACTTGTAATCGCTTTTTCTGTTTGTGTTTCTTTAATCTTTTTAACTGCTGCAGCAATTCCTTCTGCATCCATTTTCCCAGACTTAAGTTGATCTGCTAATCCCTTTGCTAGCGATGGATCAGAAAGAATGGTGGCAATCATAGATGAGTCCATGCCCATTCTAGATAGGTCTTTTGCTAATCCAGAGAATATCTTTTGATCTGTAACAGCCTTAGTTAATGACTCAAAGTAAGTGCGTACTGCTTTTAACTGTGTTTGCTGCTCTAGAAGCGCTGTTGAGTTGCTCTTTGTTACAGCCATCTGTCTTATCTGGGCTGTAGTAAAATTACCAGTTGCTATTGCTGCTGCAAACTGAGAATCTTCAACAGCAGCATATGCATCTTCTAAAGACATTCCTGCTGCCATTAATTTGTTTACTGCAGAATTTTGATTTTTGATGTTAGCAACAAACTTTTCATTTTCATTTTGGAAGTTACCAATGGCAATATTGTTTATCAAAGCATTTAACTGTGCTGCATTCTTTACCCTAATAGCACCAGTCTTTTTATCAATCGCAATAAACTGAGGGCCAACCTTTTTATAGTCTTCAATGCTTAGTCCAGTCAAGAAGTCAATGGCTCCTTGGCCCATGCCTTTCTTTCTTAGGTTATTCTCTAGTCCGTTGAATGGGTCTAGAGCCTTTCCTTTACTGTCTTTCCCTGGAACAAGGTTTCTCACCTTACCCTTTGCATCTGTAAATAAAGCATTCATAGCCTTCATTGAAGATCCCCAGCCAAGAGTTAGGCCTTGTTGTGCTTTTCTTAAATCTCTAATCTTTTTAATTAGTTCATCTAGTGGTGATGCTGTTGGTCCTGTCTTTGTACCGCCACCACTGCCGTTGTTTATTCCTTCTGTACCATCTAAGGCTTCTGTTTTAATTCCAGCAAGATGTTGAGCATACATCTGCTTTTGAACTGGGAATGATGCGCCCTGATAAAATTCTCCACCGCCCTTTTCTTTTGGCTCACTAAGCCATTTCTGAACATCTGGGTCTGCCTTAAATGAAGCCTCATCTGTAATAGACATGATTGTAACAATTTCATTCATATAGACTTGTTTTTCATTGTCTGTTAGTTTGTCATAGTATGCCTGATCAATTGCTCCCAAGTATTCTGGTGGAAGGAACTTAGTCATAACAGAAATTTCTAGGTTTCCACCATTTGCCTTTAGTAGATCGTAGTATTCAGCCAACTTTCCTGCTGCATCTGGGTTTTTCTCATAGTAACTAATAAGGTATGCAACATCAAGTTCTCCACCTGCTCTTGTAATCTGCTGATTAAAATCAATAATCTTTTGTGCTTCTTTTGCTGTTTTTGCGTTACTAACTTTAAGCATAAAATCTGTTTGAAGTTTTGTATTAGGCTTTCCATCTGCTCCAATAAATAAATCTGCAACTTGTTGTGCCTGTGATGCAGCCTTACCACCAAACTTTGTAATAATATTCATCGTTGAGTCAAACGCTGCTTTGTCTGTTGAGGCAAGATTCATCAAACTAATAAGCATAACAGGATCAATATTTCCAGATGCAACCTCCATCTTAAGCAAATACTTCTGCTCTTTAGTTCCAACAGAGTCATCAATTGCTTGCTGTGCCAGAGGGACTACATCTTCTACAGCAGTACCCTTATATTTTTTAGTCATTAACTTGTTTGCACTATTCATGTATGCATCTTGGATAGCACTATCTGCACCCTTGAAGTTTGTCATGATCATGTCAGTAGTTTCTTTTTGCTTAGTTAGAAGTTTTTGCTTATCATCTAGATATAGGTTTTCAAGTCTTGATGCTTCTGCTGCATCTCCTGCTGCCTTTGCGATGTCAATTCTCTTTTGATAATCAAGTTCAAGAGCGTCAAGCATTTGCTGTTGCTCTTCTAAGGCAATCTTTTGCATAGCAGCATCTGCTCCAGTATTTGCTGCAATTCTCTTGCCTCTTTCAGTTCTTCCCTTAAAGTATCCTGCTGTTCCACCAATAATAGTTCCAAGAACAGCACCTACTGCTGCACCGACTCCTGGGATTGGAATTAGCATCTGGCCAGCGACGGCTCCTGCTGCTGCGCCAGCGCCTGCGCCTGCTGCTGTGTATCCGCCAATATTCTTTAAATCCTTTCCTGTATATCCAAAACTCTGACCTGCTCGCTTACTGCTAGCCCTTAGGTCTCTGTTAGTTGCATCTACCATCTTTGTTCTAATTGCCAAAGGATCCTTCAAATAATTTTCTCCATTAGGTCCAAGCAACTCTGTCAACTTAGCATTAACCTGAATACCAAAGGCTTGGTTTCCTAACTCATCACCAATATTAATGGCAATAGATCTAGCCTCTTGTGTTGTCATTGCTCCAGATGTCACAGCCATTGCTAACTGTCTAAATAACTGAGTAGAGGCTAGTGCAGTACCGTTTTGACCAATATTAGCGCCAACGTCTTTTACTAGAGCCTTGCCCTTTTCTCCTGCTACAAAACTTTCTCCAAATGTTGTTTTACCAGTTTTAGTTTGATACTGTTTAATTTCATCCTTACGTCTTCTATCCATAATTTCAGAAGCAGTGACACGTCCAGCAAATTCTGCAAAACCTTGCAATGCTTGGTTTGATCCATTTACTCTATCAGCAAACGCTATAGCAGCATCTCCTGCTTTATCTACTGCCATTCTATTCATTACGTAAGCACCAATAACAACACCAATTCCAAGAGCAAGAAGACCCAAAGAACT